TGATTTCCCAATCGCCATCGTTGATTATATATAATAACAGATATATCTTTAAGTATATATAAATATACAATAAATTATTTCATTTTTTTATATAATCGGCGTTTGAAATGTAAAAAGGTGTAATAAAATTATAAATAAAATTGAAATAAAAAATAAATTTAAAAGGATAAGCATAATATTATATACACACCCCAACAAAATGGATCTTAATCAAAGAAAACTAAATAAATCTGAATGGGACTCTATTGAGGTTCCTGTTTCCAAATCCGAAAAGGACGTTTTACAATTAATTATGTCAGGATTTCACGATGTAAATATACGTATTAATAATAATAAATCATTATTTATGTTTTTAAAAATTGACTATAATGAAAAAATAGAAGAATACGTATTTAATAAATATTTTTGCGATCGTGTTAGAAAAATTGAAGAAAAAATGAAATCAATTCAACCAAATTATAAAAAAATTAATGTTGACGGAATTGTCAGATTAAATTCGGCTGATAAAATTCGTCTAGAAAGAAATGATGAAGATAGTATTAAAAATTCCGATGTTTATGAATTGACGCTTTTAACACATATTGAACAAATATTGTTATACAGAACGAATAATAAACAAAAATACACGTTTCATTATTTTACGCTGCATAAATTAATTAGAAATAATATTTTTAGATTGAATAAATATATTGAATTACTAACTAAAAAATTATTAGAAATATTATCAGAGGAAATTGAAAATTCTGATTTAATTGAAAACAGTATTGAAATTGTTGAAAAAAATTCTAGTTTATTAAAATATGGTGATATGGTTTTATACGAACATCAAAAAGAGATATTCACTCTATGCAAAAATCCAAATCCAAAATTGATTCTTTATATGGCTCCTACTGGTACAGGAAAAACTCTGACACCAATTGCATTATCAGAACAATATAAAATAATTTTCGTATGTGCTGCTAGACACGTTGGATTAGCATTAGCTAGAGCTGCTATTTCAGCCAATAAAAAAATTGCCTTTGCGTTTGGTTGTGGTAGTGCTGCAGATATTAGATTACATTATTTCGCAGCGAAAGAGTATTCTATAAACAGACGCACAGGTGGAATTTTCAAAGTTGACAATAGCGTTGGAGATAATGTAGAAATTATTATTTGTGATATAAAATCATATATTCCTGCAATGTATTATATGATGGCTTTTAATACAAAGGAGAAAATTATAACATACTGGGATGAACCGACTATAACAATGGATTATTTTGAACACGATTTTCATAAAATTATCAGAAAAAATTGGAAATGCAATTTAATACCTAATATGGTTTTATCATCTGCAACCCTACCAAAATTAAATGAACTAACTGAAACAATACCAGATTTCAAACAGAAATTTCCAAATTCTGAAATATATAATATTGTTAGTCATGATTGTAAAAAATCTATTCCCATCATTAATAAAGATGGATACGTCGTTTTGCCTCATTATTTGAGCTCGAATTATGATGAAATTCTTAAAATAGCAAATCATTGTGAAAATTATTTAACATTACTCAGATATTTTGACTTGAAAGAAGTATCTGAATTTATTATGTACGTAATCAAAAATAATATGGCGAACACTAAAATGAAGTTAACTAGATATTTTGAGACATTAGATGATATTAATATGAAAAATATAAAAATATATTATATAAAATTACTACAAAATATTGTTAAAGAACATTGGCCAACAATCTATAATTATTTTACAATGATAAGAAGACCAAGAATTGTTTCAAATGAAACCGTTGATGCCAAAGGAAATAAAATTAGTAAAACTACAAGCATAGGTCCTGGTATTACTAATAGTTTAAGTGGAGCGCCGCTAACACGTTTATCTAGTGATTCTAGTATAATAATAAATCAACCAAAACAATCTACTCCAGCAGGAACATCTGGTGCTTATATTAATACTAAAGATGCGTATACATTAAAAGATGGACCAACTATATTCCTTTCAAATGATATTGAAAAAATTGCAAAGTTTTGCATACAACAAGCTAATATTCCAGCTATAGTTATGGATGAAATTATGAAAAAGATTGATTACAATAATGTTTTGAATAAAAAATTAGCAGAATTAGAGAGTGAATATGATATAGAAAAGGACAAGATTGAAAGTACAGTTAAAAATTCTTCTGGTTCTGGTCGTGCTGCTGGTAGAAATAAATCAACTAAAGATATTAGAAAAATTAATAGAGAACCTGATGAAGAAAGAGCTAGTAAAAATATAATGAAAAAACTTACAGATGAAATTGAACAGTTAAAATCTATGATAAAAAATACTACACTTAATGACACCTTTGTACCTAACAAATCACATCATATTGAAAAATGGGCTGCTGGATTGGATACTGCAGGAGCATTTACAAGTAATATTGATGAACATAATGTAAATGAAATAATGGCTCTTAATGGTATAAATGATAGTTGGAAAATATTATTGTTAATGGGTATTGGAGTGTTTATTAATCACGAAAATATAAAATATACAGAAATTATGAAGAAGATGGCCGATGAACAGAAGTTATATTTGATTATAGCATCGAGTGATTATATTTACGGAACAAATTATCAGTTTTGTCACGGTTATTTGAGTAAAGATTTGGATTTAACACAAGAAAAAATTATTCAAGGTATGGGACGTATTGGTAGAAACAATATTCAACAAACATATACAGTACGCTTTAGAGATGATGCACAAATTGCAAAATTATTTACAAGTGAAACTGAAAAACCCGAAATTATTAATATGAATAAGTTATTTAATTCTAAGAAGGTGAATTTTGAAAATAATTTATATATTGAGATTGCTGAACCAGAGGATGATAATAATAATGAAGAGGAATCAGACGATTATGAAGAGAAAGAACATGAATAAAATTAAAATAATAATATAAAAAATAAAATACTAGTTAAAAATATTATGTTTATCTTTTAGATTAATTTATTTTATTTTTTTACTTAAATTGGGCGTTTTAAATGAGAAAAGGTGTAAAATCATTATTTTTAATATCTTCTAATAAAGTAATATCATATTTTTCTTTAACTTTTTTATTTAATATTTCTAATTGGTTTTGTAAATCATATTCTAATGGTAATACCATTTTTATATTTAATCGTTTTCCGTCTATTCTTTTTTCAAAAACTAAATGTAGTTTCTCTCTAAAATTTACTAATGATACATATTTTGGTAATATAACTTCATTTTTTTCAGGATAAATATCATTTTCTAAATCGTTCACAACTTTATTAGCTTGTTCTAATTTTTCTAGAATAGAAACTTTATTTGATTTAGTTGTAGACCAAAGTTTATCTAATTTTGGATGTTTTTCTACTCTAAAATATTCTCTTAATATTTTTTTCTCCTTATCGGCATAATCTTTATAATATACAACATATTTTTTAATCATTTCTTGAGTTATTCCATCTGGTAAAGTTTGCGCATTTTGTTTTCTTTCTCTTTTTGTGCCTGGTTTAATTCCTTTCGAATTTTGTTCTTGTTCCTTTCTTGTTGCGATTCTAAGATTTTCCCAAGTATTATTTAATGGATCTTGGTCTATATGATCTACACTAACACTTGATGTTCCTTTGCCATTTCCATAACAACCCGTAATTATTTGATGGATATAATATATTTTTCTATCATCCGGATTATGTGTTTGAATATATCCATTTATACATTTATACCAAGTTAATTTTTTATTATTATTTAATGTTTTTTCAAACTCTAATACTTTTTGATAACTTTTATCGCATAATTTTATTAATACATCATTTTCACAATACATTAACCAATATTCCTTATTATTTTCTGTAATTTTCCACATAGGATTTTTCATAACATAAGCATCTGTTCCTGCATCGGAAAAATGCCCTAGATTAAAATCTAATATATTATATTGGTTTGTTATGTTTTTGTGAAAGTGATGATAAATTGTTATATTTTCTTTTCTCAAATCAAATTTATTATTATTAATAAATACATATTCTATATTTGAAGAATCATATTTAAATACATGTTCTAAATAAGAAATTTTTTGATTATGACGTAAATAATAAGGATAATTATTATCATTAGGATTATAATAAATAAAATTTTTATTAAAATTTATAATAGAAAAAAGGTCTTTAAAATCTATTAAAACGGATTGTTCATCAAAGCAAATAATGCCACAATTTAATTGTGCGTCAAAATCGTATAAAAGTTTATAATTCATATTGTATATTATATAATATGAATATCTTTAAGTTGTTTCTAATATGAAATATTATATTTCATATGGATTAATTACTGTATGCTAATCCGCCCATACCGCTCATAATACGAAGCACGTTGTAATTGGTAGCATAAACGCGCACTTTGGCAGTCTTGGTACCCTCAACCGTAGCATTGGACAACACCAATTGAAGTGTTGCGTTATCAATGCGGGAGAAGTTGCAAGTGCCGCTGGGTTGATGTTCCTCAGGTCTCAAAGCAAAGCTGTACACGTTAATACCCTCATCAGGATTTCTGGTGTGGGCTTGGTAAGGTTGAACCCAAGAGAAGTAA